ATAAATTGATCAGATATATCATCGTAAATATCATTTGTAGAGTAATCATTCCTTAAATAAACTCTACCAGAAAATTCAGAAGTTGGGAAATCTATATTTCCAGGTGTTTTTGATATTTGAGGATTACCTCTTGGTGGAGCAGTAAAATGAATTTCCTTACCAACAATATTATAAGATCCTCTATAGACTTGTAAAGATGTTGTATCTGAATGTGCTGTTGCAGATGTTCCAACAAAACTTCTCTCCACTTGAATTAAATTACTATTACCTACACCAGTAATTGGTCCCACATTAGTAGATCCAATACCAATATTTGTAACCTGCATAAATTCATTATCAATCTTCAATACATCTCCAGATGTAATTGAAGATATTCCACTTACATGGAAAATTGTTCTTGTTGTGCTAATACCAGTAGCACCAAGAACCTCATCAGCATTACTTGATATTTGATAATTAATTGGTGTAAATGCTAATGGTGCTTGTATAAGATTATCAACAACAATAACACCCTTTGTATTACTCTTGGACATTGCAAATTCATGGGCATTTCCTTCACCTGGAGACATAAAGGTAACTGCAGTTCCAGCATTAGCTAAAGTTCTTGTAGTTGCTATTTCAAATGTATCTGATGTCTTTCTAATAGCAAATACACTTGAAGGTAATTTATGAACACCAGCAGCACTCTTATATTGCATTGCTGTACTTCCAACACCAACAAAAGATGCTTTTGGTGTATAAATCAATTCTTCACCAGTTCTAAAGAAATGATCTTTAATAGTAATCAATCCAGTTCCATGATTAACTATACCCGAAGAAATAGATGGATTAAAGGTTTTAGCAAAAATCGGTGTTTTATTTGATGATAGTATAAAATTAGTTCTATTAATACGATCACCATTAATGGAATTGTAGAATGCTAATCCAATTTCTTCTCTTGATTTTCCATACACAAAATTAGATGTATCCTCTGTATTAAGAGTATCATTTTGAGTATATAATGATAAGGTTAATGCTGCTACTTGAATATTGGTAGAATTAAATGCTGTATCTGGATGGAATTCTAAAACATAGTCATTAGAATCAAATTTACCAACAAATGTACCAATACCTGCAGCTAAATCATCAGCACTAACTGAAAGGATTGGTAATTGTTGAATATTAACATCCGTTCCATCATGATTCACAATCACTTGATGAAGTGCCTTGGTTGTACCAGCTGTTACTTCAATTAAAGATTTTGATGTATTAAATAAACTTTTATTTAAATTAAAGATAGTTGTTGTTCCTGTACCAACAACCCAATTTGATTGATATGTTGCAGTTCTTTCAGATCCATCAGATTGACCAGGTACTTTAAACCTATAAACTCCGGCCGGAGTCATTTCAGCATAGGTTGCTGTAGTTCCAATTCCAACAGTGCTAGATTTAATCTCTATTTCATCTTCTAGATCATTTTCATAATCTAATGAGAATACATCACCAACAAGATTTCCACTAAAAGATCCCATTAATTCATCAGAGTAACCCTGTACTTGATTAATTGTGTCGATAAAATATTCAGAAATATATGTATCTGTTCCATCATGTGTTGCATATATTTCAACATAATTCATTTCATTTGTTCTCTTATTAATCAATTGATTTTTCACAAACATTGATTTGAAATGCTTCTTATCAAGTGATATGATGGATGTAGTTGTTACTCCAACTGCAGCTTCAGGAAGAGCTGTGGTAGCAATACCAACTGATCCAATTTTATCAACAAATCCAATAGAATGTGTTCCAATTCCATTTGTAGAATCTATAGTATTTCTGATATATTTTAAATCATAATCATAATTAAAACCATCAGGCAATGGGGTAAATCTAACATATGAATTACCATCATCATTATCAAATACACCAAAAGTTCCTATAGTACTTTCATCTTCTAAAAATTCTCTCTTTAATAATACGGAATCAACTCCATTATTTAATATTACAACACTACTTGATTGTATATTTGAATTATCTGGATTAGTGACCCTAAAGAGTATATCATCGAAAGTAATATTAGATGATAGTTCTAAATCAATAATATCCAAGAATTCTTGTGGAGAATCTTCAAGGTTTGAGAATTGATGATTTATATCATCAACCTTTATAACTTCATTACTCTTCGCAAGATAATAATCAGTCAGTCTCTTGGTTGCAAATTGTATAAATTTAGATGATACATTATTTGGAGATAAATCTAGTGCCCTGTCAAAATTGTAAATTGTGTCAACTCTATTATGTTCAATAATATCTCTTATTACAATAGTTTCATCATCACTTCCAATTCCAACCACTGTGTTAGAACTAATACCAACATCTGCAAAATTCTTCAATCCACTTGTATGAAGCAATGAAGATACTGGACTTCTTAAATCATCAAACCCTTTAGAACTCTTAATTGTATATGAAAGATTTTGATAATAATCATTATTAGGAATTACTTGATTATCCAAATCTAACATTCCAATATCATCAGACCATCCAATATCCTTTTCAGTAGAGAAATTAACTTTATATCTTCCAAAATTATCTTTAGTGCTTTCAATTACAGCTATAGCTCCAGATTGGGTGCCAGTAAGAACATCACCAACAGATAACACATTACTACCAACCACCCTTATTAAATTTGGTTCACTATCTAAAATAGTTAAATCTAATACTTTATCATTTCTAATTAAGTCTTCACCAATTATAAATTTATCAGGTTCTTGAACAACACTAAATGTTGGATAATTTTTCCTATTTACAATTGTTGCTAATGATTGTTGATCAGTAACTGCTATTCCAGTGTTAGTTGATAGACCTACTAAATCAATTTCAACAGCATGATTTACCAAAAGATCATTGTATTTTATAACCTTTCCAAAATGATATCCATAATCAGCACTATTAAATCCAGATCCAGCAGAACCAACTACACTAGTAACTCCCTCTAAAAAGACTTCATCACCAACTGCAAATGGATATGTGGAAAGACCAGTAGTGTTAACTCCAATAAAACATGTAAAGATACCAGTATTATTAGACATTATAGTCTTAATACCAACACCATTAGTATTATTAAAAGCAAATAATTCTACAGGTTGGTCTGGTAATCCATGTGGTTTTGATTCAATATCAATACCAACAATAGAAGAACCAACTATATCTGCCTTTAAGAATCCAGTATTAATTTTTTCTCTAGTTTGAGAATTAATTATATCAATTCTAGGTGGTCTAACATAACCCACACCACCCTTGGTAACAGTAATAATACCAATAGTATTAGAACTATTAATTATTATAGTAGGAGATATATCTAACTCTGGACTTAATGTTATATCTGAAGAATATTCAAAACCTTCATTAATAATTCTTACTTTATTAATATTACCAATAATATCAGATTCAGGAACCACAAGTGCTCCATCACCTTCTGTTGAAGAAGAACCTACAAATTTAGGTAATTTTTTATATCTATAACCACCAGAAGTAATTTTAGTCCTATCAATACCACCCTTTGCAGTTAAAGAAGTTGTTGTATAAACTAAAGATTTACATTCTTCAGATGTGTATGATGTTTTTGCTGGAAGATTATCTAAAACAATACCAAAATTAGTATCATTTTTTATATCAACAACATTATATTTTCCATCATAAATGTTATTTACAAATGATATTTCAGAATGATTATTAACCTCAGTATCAGATGTACTAATAAACCCAGATTTTGTTAATGAATAATATAATTTTGATGGAAGTGAATCACTATAATTAACCGTAAGAGAAGCTGCAGTTGATACACCTACTGTACCAACTCCAATAACACTAATAATGCTATTGTTGTTAGTAGAACCAGTAGAAACAAATTCATTATTGAATCCTTTATCATAATAAATTTTAAAATTGTATCCTTCTAATGATGAATCTGCTAAGTCAAAAACTAGATTATTTCCTTTAATAGATTCGATTTTTGGATTAATTTTAAAGAATCTATTTACAGTATTACCAGCAGCTGCTATATCAATAACTCTTGGAGGATTTGTAATAGAATCTACATGAGTATCGCATAATTTGATAAGATCCTCATCAACAGGATAAACATAATATGCCCTATCAGAACTTAATCCAGTAGGAACTGTATTACCACTTACAACAGTATAGAATACTTTATCCCCTCTATTGAATGGATGATTTACTAAATTGATAGTATCTAAAGCAATATCAACAGTAGAAGCTGCTCCATCAATTGGATCTATAATAATATTTCCAGTATTTTCATCTCTTACTATTCTAACTGCAGTTGAGGTTCCTATACCTACTGATAAATTTGGTTTAACACTTAATTTAATGGTATCACCTAACTTTAAGTTGTGATCTCTAGAAACAGAAACAGTACCATCAATTTTTTGTAAATCACCCTTTACTTGAGAGAAATTACTTTCAAATAGATAATCATCTCTATTATCACCACCTCCACGGAAATATACATCTTTGAAATCACCACTTGTAGTACCGATTCCAGTTTTTATTCCAATAGTGTTTTTGGTAACGTCTGAAACGAAAATTGTAGTAGGTAAATTATAAGAAGCAGAAAGTGCTGCATTTGATATTGATATATCTGCACCAGTTTTTGTAAATGATAATTGTTGATCTTTTTTAAATGGATGATTTTCAATATAAATTCTTTGTGTAGGAACATCTCTGGTAATCTTATCAACACCAAAACTAAAGGTCATAGAGGATGTGATACCCGATTGAGTACCAACACCAATAGATTCTTTAGGATTGAAATATACTTTATTATTGACTTTAGATTCAAAATAATTTACTGATTTATTAATAGTAAATGAATCTGGTACAAATTCAACTTTACTTGTAGCTGTATGAGCAGTAGAAACAGAATCTCTTTCCACCCTTAAAACATTAAGTTTAGGGAAAATATTTAATATTTTGAATTTTTGAGCATTAATTTTAATTGAACTTCCAATTGAAACATAATTTGGTATTCTAGAAACATATATCTCAGTTGTTAGTCCAGAATTAGTTGTTATTGGGTTAATCAAAACTGATGATTCAGAATTAACTCCAATAACATATGATCCATCTATTTCAGATAATACTGAAGAACTAGATGAAATTCCAGATGAAACCGTAGTTACACCAGAAATAATTGCACGATCATTATCACTCCAATTATGCTCTGGTAAAACAGATAATCTTAAAGTATCATTATTAACCCAAGTAACTATTGCGTCTTCATATACAGATGAAGCAACACTAACTTGAGTAACATTTGGTCCTTGAACTGATCCTACTGTTGCCGATAAACCTTCACCACTAGTACCTTCATTATCAAAGGATAATATATCATTTACTTTATAATTAGTACCTGCATTGATAGTACTTAATTTTTTAATACTTCCAGATACAATACTTTCTATTACACATGTCTGTCTTTCAATTTCGTTTGTTTCTATTATGAATTCATTATCAACATTAACATCAGATACTCTGTATGGGAAAGTATTTCTTATTAAACCACTATCTTTAAAATTAAATGATTGATCATCACTTTGTTCTATAGGTAAAGATCTATAAGAATCACCTATAAAATATGGGAATGTAGGATTTTTATCACTATCAATTGTTGCATAATAAGCATAGACTCCATTTGGAAAATCTTTAGTTACTGCATATCTTCCATTATTTCTATCTAAAGTACCAATATTTGTAAATTTATAATCTTCTACAAAATATCCAGCTTCAAATACTGGTCTATCAATAATATCAGATATATCTTTAACATATCCAGATGTCTGCAGACCCACTGTAGACTTGCTATTTGGATCTGAATATGCATAAGGTCCATATATTGGATTGCCATCATATGCCCATCCAATAATAGGTGAATGGATATTTTCATCTCCTTCTATAGATTCCTTTATTGAATTATCATAACCAACAATACTATACTGTAAATTATCCCCATTATTCAATATTAGTTCATTCTTACTAGTATATTTTTCATGGGTATTTACAGTTAAAGATCTAACAGTTGAATTTAACGTTGCATTTTTTCCTGCAGAAACAACATTTATACTACTTGATGTAGAGTAACCAATTCCAGCATTAATAATCTTAACACCAGATATTTTATTATCAGTGATAATAGGTCTTAATTTAGCACCAGTTCCTGCACCACTTGGATCTATTACGTTTAAATCTGGTATTGAGTAATATTCGGTTCCTTGGAATATAACATTTACTGAATTTATTCGACCATTAGAGATAATTGGTTTCAATTCTGCATTTTTACCATTTTTTATCACAATATTAGGTTTTTTCTCAAAATTCATTACTATAGAACCATATCCAGTTCCAGATTCATACAAATAAGCATCAATAATAGAACCTCTAACTTTAGGTGTTAAAACAAGACTCTCTACGGTCTGTGATGTAGTTCCTAAACCAACTAAAGCATATTTTAATGTAACTAAAATATCAGGATACTTGAATACCTGATATCCAGTACCTTGAGACGCAAATTCTACAATATTTCCTCTATCAAACTCTGTAATATCAGTTCCACCAAGACCAGCATTTGCAACATTAAATGAATCGTTATCAAGTTTAATAATCTTATAGTAAGTTGCAGTAGTTGTTATTCCAGTAGTTGTTGTTAATCCAGAAATAGATTGTGGTACTGTTGACCCTAATCCAACATTTGTTGTATATTCAACAATATCACCATCATTAAATCCATGATTTTTAAAAGTAACTTTATTATAAGTTGTTGATATTCCAGTAGGTTTAACTAGAAGTTTTCTATTCGTAAATTCACCACCATTAACAACTCTAATACCATCAACAGTTTTTCTATTTGGAAGAGTAAAGAACTTATGAATACCACTAAATGAAGTCGTTCCAAAACCTACTGCATTAGTTTTAGACCTAACGTCATTAAGAGAAGGATATAACTTAACAGTATTATTATTGATTACATTTACATAATATGATGAATTATTTACTAATGAAGTTCCTATACCAACTTCTACTCCATTATTACCATTATTATCATATATAACTTCTTCTTGATCAATAAAATTATGATTTTCTAAAAATGTTACTACATCTGTAGTTGTATTAATTCCACCACCATTTGTTGTAATTCTAGCATCAAATTCTGCTGCCCTACTTCTAAATCTTACTATAGGTTCTAATACTGCACTACCATATCCACCAGTAATATCTATAGATAATACTTTAGAAATATCAAATGATTGGGGATCTATATCAACTTCTTTAATTGAACCCTGAACAACTGCTCTTGCTAATGCAGTAGTACCAATTCCAGTAGAAATTGAAATTTCTGGTGGATTTATAACATCATATTCAATTCCACCACCCAAAACATTCAATGAACTTAAAGGGCCATAATATATTTTATTATTTGACTTGTAATTACTAATTTCAACACCATTAACCAACATTCCTGTAGAACCAGTATTGGTTTTAATTTGATCACCATTATTAATAGTTTGCTTTAATGGGAATTTCTTTAATAATTTTTGTGGTCCTATAGAAGTATTATTTTGATCCTCTAATATAAAACTATGAGATGATGTAGAATCAACATTAACAGTACTCAAACCAATATAAGAACTAGAACCTACAAATGATCTAGATATGTATAAATTTATTTTATTATTTGAAACCTTCTTAACATAATAATTTTTATTTGCCTCTAGACCTGTATATGGAGTTCCTGTAGGTTTATATGTAACCAAATCTCCAGTTTCAAAAGGAATATCATTTTCAAACTGAATCGCAGCATATTCTCCTGTTGATATTTCATCAACCAGTGCATCATATGGATTTTCCGAACCAGTGGTTGCAGAATTAACACCAACAGTGATTGTATGTAATAAATCTGTAACAATACCAACCTTAACACTATTTCCCGATGGTAAAGAGTTTGAAGCTACGTATGAATAACTATCATCACCATCAACATAAACATTTTGTACATCTGATACTATTTCATTAAATTCTAATGGAATTTTTGTACTTGTTGCATAATTAATATTTCTACGAAGATCATAATCTTCAGGGCCTGCAAAAGTTCCATAAAAGACAGCTTGTGATAGTATTACTCTCCCAGTAGAATTGTTTATATCTTGAATATAAACAATGTTATCTTCTCCGAGTACAACTTGATTTGTTCCCCTTTTAACTATTTCAACTCTATCATTCTTTTTTAAACTAGAACGGTCTATTTCTGATGTCTGTAAAAATACCTGACCCTGAAAACCTTGCAAAGGTTTTAACTGAAATCTAGCACTTGTATTGTATATCCATGAATTTGCAAATATTTGCTTATATGTCTTATCTATATTGGGATTTAAGATTCTGTCTCCAACATTACTAACGGCAATTTCTTGTCCTTCATAAACATCAATATCCGTAGATACTTGTTCAAATTTTGATAAGACACCAGTAAGTCTTATTTCGACTTTTTTGGTAATATCTCCATCTTCATACCCATAATATATCTCATCATTCCTTAAATTCTCTGTTGTCATAATATCAGCATCAATTCCACTACATCCGAAGAATTGATTTATACTTTTATCCGTATATGTGATATTTGTGTTAATTCCAGCTACAATTGTCCCTGTAGTACCAAAACCAACCGTAGAATCCACGGTAATTACTGATGAATTTTTAGAAACATCACCAATAACCTTGGTTGCGGGTGTAATTACAAAATCACCTTGAATAGCATCAGATTCTTCAGCATATCCACGGAATAATGATATTTTGAAGTATTGCTTATTCTCTGTGAGTGCTACACCAACCCTTGTAAATGGTTCAATTTCAGATATTGCGGCATTTGTGTTTATATCGGTGTTTTTATATATTGTTTGACCTACTAATTTTGTAGGATCACCCGAAATGACCTCTGCAACGGTAACCTGCCTTCTGACGTAGTTTGCAGAAGATGGTTTGATCAAATATTCTTCTAAATTTACAACTTTTGGTGTTTCGCCATATAATACATTAAAAAGGATCCTAAATGACTCATCTGTTCCTTTTGCTTCATATAATGTTCTTGCTTCTTTTATAAAATTACCAGCATTTATACCAGAATGGAAAGTAGTGTCCTCTAATCCTGGTGTAAATGTAGATTTTTGCTTTTTATAGAATTCTTTTAAGAATAAAGAACTTAAATTTTGAATATTACTACCATCTGAATGTGAAGATATACCAGATGTGGAAAATACTAATTCTTCTTGCTTTAAATCTTGATGATAACTGGTTATTCCACTAAATCCACGTATACATCCCGTAAATGATGTAGATCCAATTCCTGTATATGTTATTATCTCATCATCTATCTTTAACAGACCATATTGGTTTGGAAATCCTTTTGTACTGCTAACATATATTGTTTTAGCACCTATAGTAGCAAGGCCAACTGTGGTAGTAGAATCTACTACAACTTCAGGTGTTAAATTATCTAATTTTAAATATTGATCTAAATTATCTGAAATATCAACAGGGCCACCCTGAAATTCTTGTGAAACATAATATTGCTGCATGAAATCTACAGCTTCAGGATTCTCGTTCTTAACGAAATTTGGTAATTGATTATTAACAATTTGCTGAATCTTTATTCTTGATTCAATACCAGTGCTTATCATATTATTCTCTTATTAATTGTCCGTTTAAGTAACTTGATGAATAGTAATCCTTGATAAATGTAGTTCCAGTTATTTCATCACCAGAACTAATTACATCCCTAACCATATTTATTTTACTTTTTGAAACGCTAAAATCTAGGTATAATTCCTTTAAACCAACGACATCATTAGATTCTGGAATTGCCTGTACCTCTATAATATTGGTATCATCGACAGATCCAAGAATATTAATGGTTGATAATAGAATTTCACCTTTAAGATAATCAACAGTACCTGCTGATTTAGAAACAATGTTGTTTTCACCGTTTGGTAGTATCTCTACTATCGAAATAACTCCTGTTTTTAAGTCAGGATTTGGTACATCTGTAATATAGACTGGTCTGCTTGTAGTAGCAACATAAAAACCAGTAGATTTTATGTTACGTCCAGCAGAATTTACGTGAAATTGGTTACCATAACATAATTCATACTGGGCCAACTGATTTGTGGCGATTTTTAGGTTCCTTCTGATCAAAACCTTGGTAATATTTGATGTTATTGCGGTATCTGTGGTATCAATAACCTGTTGAACTTTACTAAATTTGAATCTACCACCAAATTTGTTCATTTCAACGGAATCAGAGTAACTTGTAAGTGAATTTTCCACTTTTGAGAGCAGATTATTGACATCAGATGTCTTATTATTGTTATAATATACAGAAGAAATGATTTCTACGTACAATATCTTCAAATCTTCAATTCTTTGATTGATTCCAGAGATTGAATACTGCTTTAATCTTGATAAAATCAATGATTTATTGAAATCAGACACAAAATAACCGTTTTTTGGTTTAATACTGATGATCACATTACCATATTCTGGTGGATCCATCTCCTCACCACCGACCACAGCTACAGATTCTGTGTCTGCATAGATGGTTTTGATGATTGCCTCATAGTCTCTGGGGGTTACGGCACGATATTGAGAGGCATATATCCTTGGTGCATAGTATTTTATCGAACTAATGCTCTCAATTTCGGCACCATTCGATGAAGGTTGGATGGTTGTGATTGTTGGATTGACTTTTAACGTGGTTGTTACTTCATTTAATCCTACAAGCTGCCCAGAGAAGGAAAAACTATTACCATTTCCCATTCCATTACCATCTTCACCATCGGTTATGATGTAATGTACAGTAATTTCTGCATTATTTTCTAATTTTTTACCAATATACCCGTCACCGAACAATAATTCATATCTTTCGTCTTGAACTTCTTGTATTAAATAGATTTCTGATGTTGATGTGACGTTTAAAATATTTTCTACAAGAGAATATTGCTCTCCCAGACCAGCATCACCAACACCTTTAACATATACCCGAATTGTAGAGGTATCTACACCAGTATTATCCAATATAAATCTTTGATCCAGTGATCCATCCACTATAAATTTCTTTACGAGTAGTGTTCCTTGTTTAACACTAATATTATTAAAAGTTGCCTTATAATAATCTTCATCACCAATTGTAGTCTTTATCACTGGTTGTGGTATATCTTCTGGTGTAGAAAAGATAACAGACTTATCACCCATATCCCCGACACACACTATACCTGCCTTTAAAGTCGCCTGAGCAGTTGAATCAGTCAATTCCGCAGTAAATGATATGGTCGCCGTTGCCGCCGTCTTAGAGCGTGGTACATACCCTATGTTTCGTGCTAGTGATGTTACATTCTCTCTTAATGTTGCCGAATCCAAGAAGGATTCATTCACTACCATATTAGAATTAAATGCGGTTATATACGTATTATATGCCAACATATCGATGATGATCGACATATTCGACCCTTCAAAGTCAAAGTCAGTAAATTTAGAATTAGCACGTAAATAATCTTTGATTGAAGTCTTTATTTGATCAAAATCAAGATTTGCAAATTTAGTAAACGGCATTTTATCGGGTCGATTCTAGGAGGAAAGTATATTCTTGTGTTGGAAACTCTTGTCCAATAATATCGTAGATCACCGTACAGTTAAATGTATTATTATCTGGTTGTGGATCAACTTCTACGATCACATTTTCAATTCTTGGTTCAAAGTTATGTAATGATATTTCAATTTGACCTTTGATTGTTGATGCCGTACCAAAGTCAACAAAGTCAAATAGACTCTTATAGACATCAGAACCAAATAATGAATTAAAAAATTTTTCAGTCGGTATGGTCTGTACTATATTTCTTACAGATCTACTGATTGCAGTCTCATTTTTTAATACTTTAAGGTCGTGGGATATTGGATGAGGTTTAAAAGATAGACTAATATCTTTAAATGCTCTTGATATCCGTTTGATAGCCATTATATGAACAAGTTTTTATTTATTTATACTCACTTTCCAATAAAAAAGACTCCTTCGTAAGAAAGAGTCCTATTTTCTACTTACCCTGCCCTCTAGACCTCTTTCGAGCCGAGTTTCGAGAGGTTGCCGCATACTTGGTATGTTTTCCACTTCCCTGTCGAGTCTTCTTGGGCGGCGAAGTCACAAAATCTCCACCACTGATTCCACCTGTTGCCTTAGCCATCCTAATCTTTTACCTCTTTATACTTGATTGTTTTTATTGAGTCTGGGTGTGGAGAACCTGTCTGATAGTATTCGAGAGCATAATTCTCCATGAGATCGAGGTATTCGAGTTCTGTGAGAGAACCGTATACCTCTTTATTGTTTATCAGAATTTTATATAACTCTGGTCTTTTCATGTCCTACTCTGATACGTGGGTCACACCAAATTTCAAATCCTGCTTCTTTAGCATCGAGGCAGAATGAGACATCCTCTCCACACATATCCTGAACCTCACCAGATTCAAAGACTTGCATCTTGGGGGCGAACCAAGGATAGGGTATTCCTTCATTCTCGAAGACTCCTTTACGTATTAGAAGCCAACCGAAACCTGTATAATCTACTGTGAACGGTTTCTTACGCTTGGATATGCTTTCGACGGTTTCGTGATTCATCACTCCACCATTGCTACGAAAATCATCCTCTTCTAACCAATGTGCAACAGAGGTTGTTCTACCATCTTCGGTTGCATACCATCCTGCTACAATGGATCTCTCGTGTGTGGTACCTTCAACTGTTGGATTCGCATCCAAGATTAACTGAAAGAACTTCTCAGAATTGAATACAATATCACTATCAATCCATAATTGATAATCATACTTTAATTTACCGTCCCATGGAAGTTGGTTTGGGCCTCTGAGTACATTTGCCCCAAGACACTTACATCTTGCAAAGTTTACCATCGAACTGTAGTCTTGTGATATTTGTATACTTGCTCCACTCTGTACTAAGTCAAAACAAAGTTGTACAAAACTTTTTAGAAAAGCAAATGAGACTCCTCTACCTGGTAGACAAAAGACGATTGCTTTTCCTTTTAAAAGTTCTTTTGCTCTTTCGTAGTCCCATTCTGGTTCTTTTTTGACGGCTGGCGTTTTTGCTTTTACCGTAAATCCTTTAGCCATAATCGAATTCGCTTATTAGGGTTAATTACTATAGTATCAATATTAT